TTTTAAAAGTTGCAATTCTTTATAAGCATCATCTACTGAAATTTGATGAGTCACTACTCGATTTTGCAGCTCAGCAGTGCGATTCTGCAAGACTCCCTTTGCTTCAGCTTCCGCAGCTTTTGCAGCGGTATATCCTGTTACTTTGGGTTCTGTTACAGGAGGAAGAACTTTATTCGCAACGTAACCTGTAGCAGCTCCGACCAGAGCACCTGTATCAACGTCAGAAGGTGGTGATGGAACGACAATGGGTTTGTCTTCTGTTTTCTTTTCTTCTTTCGCAAAGATTGGATCAACGTCTTCAAGTTTGAAATCTCCTTTTGCACCTGTTACAGTAACAGAAGGTTGACGACTTTTATCATTGCTAAAAATAGGATCAACATCTTCCAGTTTTGTTTCTTTAGCCATTATTTCGCTCCGAAATCAGGATACTGTTCCTGCAATTGTTTGCGTAAACTAGAATATCTGCTATTGACATCAACGTATCCTGGAGAGCTGAAATAAGCTCCAGGAGAACGCTGCGCACCACCACGTTTTTCGAAATCACGTAATGCAGTGAATTCGTCAGCTTTCTGCTTGTTGAATAGCATATGGTTTTTAACCCAATATTTAATCGAAGTATCTGCGTCAGATTCTGTAGCCATTGGTCGTTGCATAAATTGTGCATCCGCATTCGAGATCTGTGGACCAAGAGCTGATTTTGCAGCTTTAGCATTCTCAAAAAATTGTTCAGCAAACAATTGAGAAGCTCTGCGCAATACTTTTTGCTCATCTTTGTCCAGTTTTACTTTCTCTAAGAAAGTTTTAACAGGTGCACTAACACTACCTAAACGACCTGCTGTAATTCCTTCTTGAGCAGCATTTTGCAAACCACTGATCAAACCTTGCTGTTGCATTATGCCGAAAATACGTGGACCATATTTGCTATTTGCAATGTTGTGGATTTCACGTAAACGAGAATCAGTCTGGTCAGTTGTTGAAGGAATCCATTTAGAAATTTCTGTAAGTTGATCGCCATAACGCTTATCAGAAGCTTCAGTACGAGACGTCATAACTTTGCTACGCTCAGCCAAAGGCAACTCACTCAGGTCTTCATCTGCTGTAGCTGTAGTTGTAGTTTTAGGAGCTGGCTTGTTAGCCATAGGGACATAATGAACAGGATCACCTTTTGGATCAGGACGATAATAACCACGAGCACGCATATAAGATTCTGGAACAGTACGTGGCACGTCAATTGCACCTTCGTGGTATTTCTCTTTACCTTCGACCACTGGTGCAGGTTTATAAATTCCTTGTTCACCTTTTGCAGCTCGATCACCAAGGTCTTTTTGTTGAACAGGAGTGCGCTCGAGTGCTGCTGGTCCAAGTTTAATTCCAAAATCAGTTTCGATTTGAGAAGCTAAATCTTTAGGAGCAACGATTTCCATCGGTGCATTCGGTGCTGAAGTTTTCTTCTGTAATTGGCTTGGCAGATACTGATTAACTGAATCGCCATATTTGGCTTTTAGCTCTGTTACACTCAAACCATTTTTGATATCGTCATTAACCAGCTTACGACGCTCAACGTCCATGCTAAATGCATTCTTAATACCCTCGCCTAATTTCGGATCGAGTTTATTAAGCATAACATACATTCCTGAAGGAACTTTGCTTAGCATATCAGGAGTCATTTCTCCTGAGCTAACAATTTCACTTGCTTTGTCGGGAGTCGTGTCTAGTGCTTTAGCAAGAATGCCAAGAGCTTTTGTTTCGTTCCCGACCTGATATTTCTGACCAGCAATCGTTGCACGCATTTGCGCAATTGGGAGTGCATACTCTTGCTGTTTCTCGACATCACGCCCAACAGTTGAAGCTACATTACCCAACGACTCGCTAAATTGACCCGTGCGTCCAGGATTTAAAAATTGACCAGCAACATTCCACCAGTTAATTCCTTGGTTACCTCGTTGTTCAAGAGCTGAAAGGGTTTTATTTAAAGCATCAAAATACTCTTGACGACCATCGTTGTCCATGCCCAATCCTTGTGGAGCTGCAGGAATATTACCTGTTGGTAGTGCCATAATTATTCTCCGTAGTTGCCCCAGCCACCAGAGCCAGTTAGCCAATCATTATAGTTTTGAGCAGGGTCGCTAGATGCACCCACGACGTTATTTATCTGACCAGGATCGATAAGACCAGGATCATTATAAGTCCCAGGACTAGAGAACAAATTTCCAAGGAATCCACCAAGACCACCAAGACCACCAACGATATTCTGGAAAGGAGTTGATCCATTTGGACCAGCAGAATTCAATGCACCGAGCAATGAGCCAATACCCGCAATTTGAGAAAGTGGTGAAGCTGAATATGCTCCAGGAATTGGACCTGTATAAGCTGATTGAACAGAAGTCGGAACGCTATAACCACGCAACAATGCTGCATTGCTAGTTAATTGTTGCATTGGAAACAGTTGTTGATTCTGAGCAATCGTCTGCTGCTGACCACCAAGAGTCGCTAAAGTATTAACGTCTGTAAGACCTTGACTTTGCGTCTGGTTAGCAAGAGCACCGAGTTGTTGACTAGCTGCTAATTGATTCGCTTGTTGATTTTGTGCAGCTGTAAGAGCTTGTCCGTAACCAGTTTGCAATGCTTGATTCTGCGCAGCGGTTAAGTTCTGTAGCCCTTGATTCATTGCTTGGCCAAGAACTTCAGCACCACGTTTAGAACCGAACTGACCAGAACCCACTGCAGCTGAAGTCGCTCCAGGAGCAAGATACTGTTCAATGTTACGCTGACCAAGAGTTTGCAAAGAATCGATAACATTCTGCGTATACGGAGTCATAAACTGACCAGCCATATCCGCTACATTTGAATTACCAACATTGTTCGCAAGATTCATCGCACCAGAAAGAGCAGGCTGATAATTTCCTACATTCTGCTGAGCTTGACCAAATGCTTGATTTTGCATGTCAGTCGCACCGACATACTGCGCACCTTGAGTTGCTGCATTTCCCTGACTGGCTAAAGAAGTTAAATAATCAGTATACCAAGCTGGCGCAGTCGTCGACTGCGTCTGGTTAGTCGTTATATTCGGTAATGGTGAGCCTTGTGTCAGTGCCATGACTTAACCTTTCAAATAATCTAAAGGCGATTTAGCCTTTGGAGGGATTTTGTTATGGGCAGCAGAGCGTTTATGTTTTCTAATCGCTTCACGCATTTTGTCTAATTGTACTGCACCTGCCTTAGAAGATCCATTACCTAATGCCGCAACAGTGTCTGCGTCAAAAACATATTCTCCGTCAGCGAGCATAGCAGGGATATCGTCAGATTGACCATCACCACGACCTTGCACGAAATGGCCAGTAGCACCTGTAATAAACTCTGGACGATGAACTCCACCACCAGCTTTTAAGCCATAAGTCTGAGATCCTGGAAGAGCACCTTCTGTAATAGCATGTAAACCAGCACTGGCGAGTGCATTTGATCCAGAAGCTAAAGGAGAAGTTCCCATGAATTTACCTGAGCTCGGAGCTGCGGACGCTTGTGAAGGATATCCAGGAGACGGAGCACCAGCTTTTGGAGCTGACATAAGACCTGTAGTTGCATCAGATCCGTAGTTGTAATAGCTCGGACTTTGCGATGCACCTTTACCTGTTAAGGTCGAAAGGATGCGTGGATCAACAGTGGATAACTGAGGATAGAGTTGTTTTAATTGATTTAAGTTCATATTCGCATTCGCTGCTGCATTTGAAGTTAACATGGTTGCTTGTAAATTTCCAGGTAATGCAGCACCACCGCCACTGCTACTACCACCACCGCCGATCATATCAGAAAGACCTGCTGTTTTTGCTAATGGCTTAGCTAAATTACCCAGATTGCCTAAAATACCAGAAGGTGCTCTGGTAGTATTCCCACCTAATAACCTTGCACCCAACCCTGCCAAAGGAACATAAGGCATTAGATCTTTAAGAGAAGGTATGTGTGTAGGGTCTTTAGCCACTGCGTCATAAGGATCTTCTTCCAACCCTGTCATGTTCTCGCCATAATCTTGCGCTAAAACATTCGCAATATCTTCAGCAGTACCACCTTGCATCGCTATACCAGCTGCATTCGCAGCTGCATATTGATCGATGCCATAAGTTTGCATCAAATGATCTGCGATTACGTTTTCTGGCACTCCTTGAGCAGCCATTTCAGTAGCAAGAGTTCCGATGTTGTTAGTCATCGGACCAGTCCAGTTATTTGCTGCGTTTAGCGTTTGAATTGGATCTGCAGAAGCATTGGCGATATCAATTGCATTTAAAGACGGATTGCCGTTAAGCATCATGTCCGTTGCATTCGAAGTCAGACCAGAAATATCACCTTTCGCTAATCCTTCAGCTGTTTGATCCAGTAAATTAGCTCCGAGATCTCCGAGTTCTGGAGTGTTGGCAAATTCAGTCATCGCCTGACCAAGAGCCGCATCTTCCGCAGCTAAATTTGCAGCTATTTCTTCTGCTCCAAAAGTAGCAGCTCCTTCTTCAAAAAGGAATGGAGCGAGCTCAGGAGCAACGATTGCAGTTGCAACTGCACCGAGAGTTCCCCATCCACCAGGAATTACATCGCCAACGGCATCATCGACAGTTGCACCGACGTCACCAATCATTGGTCCTGGATCGACAGAAGCTAAAACGTCGCCAACACCACTTACAGCATCACCAACGAAATCACCAACAGAGCTAACTGCATCGCTCACCGCATTGCCGATATCTTCAATGAATCCACCGCCACCGCCATATAATTTAATTCTTCTGTCACCACAGTGCTCAAATGCACCAAGTGGTAAAGTCGATTCTAGAGTGTATCTCATACTTTAGCCATCCAACGATAGTTAGGGAGATTTGATGGCTCCGTGTGCACACCAAATTTATTAAGCATCTTCAGCATTTGTGGAATGTCTCCACTGCCATACACGTAATTAAGATCAGAAGCACGGATCTTTTGTACGAATTTCTTAACAGATTTTCCAATATTTAAAGGAGAATCTGCTGTGTAAATATGTAGTTCTGCGTTATTGTGCGGCAAAGCGATAACGAGCAGAAGGGAATCCCCCTCTTTAAGAAGAATTCCTGCACCTTCTTTAACAACACGACTAATTTTTCCTAGAACCATTTGTGGGTCTAAGCCGAGTCGCTGTGAGTCTTTTGTGATGATTTCTGATGGTGTCATGATTTTGGAGTAGTTATTGAAATAATACCGCACAGTTGAGTAGCCCAGTCTCTCCATTCAGAAAAACCACGAGGGTCTGGAATACCCGATTCAGTGAAATAGCCGATACCAACCATACCAGCTGCCCATTCTTTCCAGCGTTCTTCTGGAAGAGTACCTAGTTGTTGAGGTGCAAAAAGCTCTGCTGTCAAAGCACACCACTTTTCCCAAGGCATAAAACGAGGATCGTAACTTATCATGGATTACCTGTTCCTCTTTCGTCTCCAAGGTCTGCGGAGAGTAAAATCTGACCCATCTCGTAATCACCTCTTACAGTGTTGCTTTCGAATTTAAGACGCATTTCGCGACGTTGTTCACGCAAATCAATTTTAAGGGTAGTTGGAGAAAAAACATAGGGGTCGCTGACGTCATCTGGTCCCTGTGCATAACTTGGACCAGTGATGTAAAGATTCATATCTTCGTTTTGGTTAAAGTTTGGTTCAACACGCTCTAAATGGATCCAGCGATTTGGACCAGTCGGATCATCCGCTCCTGGACCACCAGTAACCCAACCAATGTTATTGGTTTCGAAATAACTTTGAATAGCATTTTGGTTTTTCAAATAAACTTCGTCAACACCAGTCTCGTGCTGCCATAATGTGTAGTTTCCATCTTCATTCGGCTCCGTCCCTGCCCAAACTGGGAAACGGAAAACTTCAGAAAACACACCAGCAGATCTACGTGCTCCGAGAGCAGTGCCAGCATCATACCAGACTTGTTCACGAATGTTAAATACAACAGCGTCATTGCACTCGACAGAATCACCTTTAGGGAAAAACCACCAAATTTCACCCCAACGTGGAACCTTGCTAACCCAAACTTTTTGCCTTTGTGCATAGTTCAAATTATCGAAAAAATAATTATAGTTCATCGAATTTGGTATCTCAGAAACAACACCATTATACATAAGAAATCGATCAACACCAGCCCAAAAATAAATCCCGTCATATTCGATAACGCAGCTGGAAGAAAGAATGGAAGACTGACTGGTGATTATGTCGTAACGCCAATATAGCGTAGAATTTCCGACTGTTGTTGGAGTGTAAGAAACACGAATAACAGAGTCAGTTGACCAAAATAAACCAGACGGAGCAGTCGTACCACCACGCACTGCTAAACCTTTTACAATTTTGCCTGTTGCTACGTTTGTTTCGTTGGCGTCTGCGGAGTTCCAATCAAAGAAGTTTCCAGCAGAAGAATTTTTGATAAATCCGTTGTTGCCATAAACGAATAAATAAGGATGTAGCAGGACAACACCACCTGAAATTTCAATAGGGTCGCCAGAAGGAGTTGAACCTTGAGTGTCTGTCAGCTCTGCCATTGCACCGCCAGGAAAATCTCCATAAAGAACAGGAGTGTTTACTGTGCTGTCAATGTGTGCTAGATTCTGTCCAGGGTGAGCAATTAAATAAGAAGCACCACCGCCAACGTCATAACCAATATCAAATTGCCAAAGGTTATTCTCGTCTGCAGTGAAATTTGCAAGAGTGATATTTGTTGGACCAAAACCAACACCGTCATCATTGTCCGTTTGCCAAAGTTCCAATCCGTCAGACCAGCCTGAATAAATATAATTCAAACCATTCTCGGAATTCATAATCATGCCACGAGAAATACCAGAAGCATCTAAGAAAATCCCTCTGTAACCTTTCATCTTACGTGGACGACCACGTTGGAAACGAACCCAACGTCCATCGACGTAAGTCGGTGCGTCGAATAACGTTCCGTCTCGCTGAATTCCAGGTTTAATCTGCAGAGATATGACTTTAGCGGTCAAGTGAATGTTCCTCCAGAAATACCATTCGTTGCTGTAAAACCAGAAGAATTAAAGTAACCAGCCAATTGGTTTGCAACCACAAATCCTAATTGCTGAGAAGCTGGTAAAAATAAACCAGTGTTTACATCTCCAATAAATTTTAAAGACGGAGTAGAAAGAGATCCATTACCAAGCGTCAAAGAAGTGACAGAAGAAGATGAACCAGAAGCAGCATTGTAGCAGTTTGTTCCATCGCAAATAATAACAAGAGAAGTTCCCTGAGCGATTGTTACAGTAGCACCCCCGACTGCACCAGTACCAATCGTGAAAGTATAAGAACCTGTCGTATTGTTGGTAAAGGTGTAAAGCTGAACTGTTGGAGGAACGATAACGATTTGATTGCTTGTTAAATTACCAGAATATTCTTGAATCGTATTCGACGCTTGCGCTGCTGAAAGAGTAAATGTTCCACCTGTAACAACTTGAGCAAATTGGGTGTAAGCGAATTGATTTGAGCGACCATAACCAAAAGTATTAAATCCGTTAGATCCATTGGACACAATCACTAAAGATTCTGTAGGTTGCAACTGCTGATTTGAATCACCATTGATTGTATCAGTTCCATCAGGTGTCAGGGTCAAAATCCCTGAACCATTATTGGAAATCATGCAGAACCAATTGTTTCCAAGAGTGGAAGAGCTAGTTAATTGGAAAGTTCCAACACCACTTCCCCAAACCGCAAATTCAGCTCGATTAGCTGCAGTAAGCGTTGTGTTCGAGAAATAATTAACAACATTGTAAGACTGATTTAGCGTTGTGCTGAAAGCAGTTAAGCCATAACCAGCCAGCGCAGAAGCATTAGCAGAACTTGTTCCAGCACCGAAGGTAACAGAATTCCATGTTCCAGGAATCGTTGTATTGTCTGTTAAATAAATGTATTCAGCAATGCTGGAAGAAATCGAGATGATCGTACTGCCATCGGATTTTACGACTGTAAATGGATTGCTTCCGATGTTTTTAATTAATGCACTTTGACCTGTAGAAACTTGCGTAGCTGCAGGCATGATAAGGTTTAAACCAGTGGTCGTTGCAGTCACTTCAATGATATTCGCAACCACGTCATTAGTATTGCCATTCACTGGCCATTGCAGGATTGTATCAACACTAATCGTCAGCTGTTCATAGCCAACTTGACTTGGCTGAATTGTTTGTCCTGTAAAGGGATTTACATAAGAGGTCATAATTAACTTTCGATAGCTATTGTTTGGCGATCGCCAACACGAGTAATATCTTCCGTTTTAAGCATTGCCATAGCTTGATCATATTTCTGCTGAAATATTTGTCTTTGGTCATTTTTCAAAAACGGCATAGCTTGTAACAATGTGCCGAAAAGCATCGCATTCGGTGCGTATTGAGTTAGCCAGTTTGTTTGGTTTTCAGAAGACAACGGAGCTATGCGCTCATAAAATAGAACTTCAAAATTGTAATCTTGATCAGGTGTTGGTCCAACGATCCAATGTTCGTAATCGTAATCGCCATAATAAAGAGGCAAGCCAGTATTAGAAGCATCAGGTGCATAAGATTTTATGTATTCGTATTTACGTAAATAAACAGGCTGACGAGCACCGTCAACCACCACGTTGAAAGAAATCGTCTTGCGCCATCTAGCAGGTTTTTGAATAACAGGGTTACCAGTTAGCATCGTGCTTTCGACAACTTGCATCTGCCCAAGCGTTTTGATCTGCTGTGCAATTTCAAATTCGCAAAGCGTGATAAAAGTAGGGATCTGATTAACAGTGGCAGGGTCGTTACGCTCGAGATATTGCTCGACAGTAGTAATCAACGAATCATAGGTTAATACGAAAGATACTGTCATTTAACCATCTCCAATGCTCTTTTTTCCACCTTCGCAACTCGATTACCCCATCCTTTTCCGAATGTTGACCAAGCTGGAAGACTTTGCATAAATTTTAAGCGTTCTTGGCAATATCCAGTGATAAATGTTTTTAGCGGGTCGCCTGTAAATTGTGAAACAGCAGCGAAAGTCGTTGGACCAAAACCACCATCAGCTGGCACGCCACATTCTGTTTGCAAGAATTTGATCGCTCTTCCTGGACCAGAATTAACTGCTACGTCGAATACGCAGTAGTCCAATCCGTCTTGTAGCTCATCACCACGAACTCTGTCCCAATATTTTTGTTTGTAAAACGGAGTAACCATTGTCGGAGTTAAAGCACGCATATCTTTTTCAGAAACAGGATGCCCAACATACGCTTCCCAAGCAGCTTTAGTGACACCAAGATTGGTCATTCCTCCTGGATCAGCAGGATTGTTTACGAATCCACCTTCGTCTTCGAGGAGTGCAGCGAGAGATTGAGTAAAGTTGTTAATCATTTTCTGCTTCACCTATTTTGATACCTGTGATCAAACCAATAAATCCACCAATGATTGTCTGAAAAGCTGGACCAACGATTTCGAATAGTTTTGTGTTTTCTACTTTTTCATCGAAAAAACCAATAACAAAAACCGCTACCATAGCCATGACAGTAGTTGCAAGCGTATAGCAAGCTATTAAGGTAACGTGTTTGGCTAGTTCAGTTCTGTTCATTTTGTTACTTGTTCATATTGGTTGTAACAGGCTTCGAGGGCTGTTCGGATGACGTCTGCTCTGGCAGCTTCCCTAATAAGAAAGATTGCATCCTCGGAGTAAAGGTTTCGCCCAGAGCAACTTTGTCCATTGTCGGATACTTCTGCTGGACGACTGGTGCGCTTCCACAACTCGCTAACAGCGTCAATGAGCTTGTTGTTAATATCAGCGATTTTAGCATCTTTTGCTTTCCTTATTTCGTCTGTTGCTGCTTGGTGTTCTTGCTCTTTAATTCTTGTATTGCGTTCTTGCTCTAACTTGTAATTGTCGAAATTCGACTTTTCCCATTTGTAACCAATCGTCGCACCACTACCAAAAGCAATCACAACGGCAGCGATAGCACCATACAGGACGAATGGATTCAATCCGAACATCAGTAGCTCACCAACCTTGGAGAAAACGCAAAGGTGGCTGGATAATTGGCTATAAACGCAGCATTGTTCGGATCATTGATATACGCTGGGTCAACGAGTGCACGAATATTCCAACCAAAATTCAAATATAAACATTTACCACCAATGTGTTTAAACAACACGTATTGAAAAAGACCTTGACCTTTGACGAGCAGGTGGCCAGGATTTTGTTCATTGCAAGTTAAGTCGCCAGAGTAAGACATGCCATCAGTGCCATGTAAATACTTCACTGCGAAACCATAAAACGGATTGCGCCATAGCCATTGAACTTTGGACCACCAGCATGGATTGTGGCTGGCACGGAAAGTTTGGTCGCCATCAAGGGAATTGTCAGGAGTTTGAAACCATGACAACCAAGAATATAAACGTGGACCAGATTCCCAAACAGTGCCGTTATTACACCAGCCGATTTGCGTGCTGTAAAGAATGCCAATGAGGAAGGCTAAAGGGAATGTAAGAACAGTCCCGATTAGGTCAATAACAACGAGAAACGGATACAGTATGTAGCTCATTCATCCTCCAGTGGCTGTGTTGTATAAAATCTTAAAACTGCACAGATAATTCCGATCGTTACGAGGATTGATCCGTAGTATTTTGGATCGATAATGTTTTGTAAATATGAAAAATTGTCATACAGTGAACCCACAATAACGAGCAAAAGCGAGAACCACATCGTCCTCGATTTCATTGTCCGTTTCATGTTGAGTTTCATTTGTCTGCTTTACCATCAAGTTTGTCAGACATTTTAGAAATCATTACTTCAAGACGATCGAACCTTGCGTTGATCTCGTCTTTTCTTACGTAGTTGGTTGGCAGTTCGACTTCAATTCTTTTTATATCGTCTTTGAGTGCTTGCACCATCTCCCACAATTGACGGCAGAACCAGCCAAAAGCAGAAAGTAACGCAGCACCGCCAAAATTGATAACCGACTGCCAATCCATAATTACTCTTCCTTAGGTTTTTCTAATTGTTCTTTTGCTTCTTTTTGTACAGCGTCAATCAGTTGAAAAGTCTCTTCGTATGGACGTTTGCCCAAATATCCGAGGATTGCATTTAACAACTGTGTGCTCAAAGTGATTTTGTCCATCTCTTTTTCCTTTTAAAACTACCAGCTGAAAGGGCAGCTGGAAAACCCTTTAAACTCCTGGAAATGGCTGAGGCACATTCCCTTCATCTAACCACGCTTGATAAGCTGGGTAGTTCGGATTGGTTGGGTCGTCCGCAAAAGTGGTATAAGAACCATCACCGTTGTCTAAAACAATATAGTATTGTGGACCAGAAATTCCTGTTGTTGTCAGTGTGTAATACATTTTATAACTCCGCAGTAAAAGCTACATAACCAGTAGAACCATTTGGCAAAAGACCATATATAACATTAGAGCTATATCCCGTGCTAATAAATCTTAAAACAGTTGATGTTGTGCCATTTTCTGCTATTGATATTGAAGAAATACTTGTAACTGCACCGCCAGCCCACCAGCCAGTTCCAGAATATGTAACAGCAGTTGGAGCAATTCGCATTAATACTGGATGATATAAATACCCATAAGCATCAACTGAATTTGCTGCATATACCCAACAAATAAAGTTATTGGATGTTGATGTAACTGTTTTCCAATAGTAACGCTGACATAAAGATGTTTCAGTTGTAATACTACGATATTCAAAACCAGTCGCTGAGCTACCTACTTCGAGCTGAACACCTGTTATGTAGAATGTTGCTCCGTTTGTTCCTACTACGCTTGTTGCGCCTGTTGAAGAAAAATATTGTCCAGCAGTCCAAGCGCCAGCAGTAGTGCTATAAGTTGTGCCAACACCAAGTCCAAATCTAACAGTTATTCCAACACCATTAGTTGTAAGCCAAGTGCCTGATGTATCACCAGCAACAGTTACGCTGATTGAAGTCCAAGTATTTGCCGTGGAAATTGTGTAACTAAATGGGTAAGCCCTGTTTTGTGCCGAATTTTGAAATGCACCGCCAAAAGTTCCTGTTAATTAAGAATAAACCTGAAAAGACAATGTAACTGTTTTAGCATTGGCAGTTCCCCAACCAAGGTCTGCAACATTTAAACCCTCTATAAACTGATTAAACATAAAATAGCCGCCAGCGGGGACAGAATATGCAGACAATGAAGTTATTAATGTTGAGTTAATAAAACCAGTTGGTGCAGTAGATGATTGTTGTACACTAAATTTAGAAGCAGCACTTATTGATACTTGCCATCTGTCTAATGTATATGTTCCATCTGCTGTAGGGGTTGTACTAGCACCACCATTCCGTTGATCAATAGTCATGTTCCCATTGATAATGCGATTCTTAAAATTAGACGCATTCCCTGCACCGAGCGAGGAGTTGGCAACACTTGTGCCAATGACGTCTGCGTTTACTGTTCCGTATGCCATATTAAGAACTCCATTGTTCAGTTGGTGCGGTTGGCCACACTGGGTTTTCGACTGGGTTTACCGCCAATGCACGTATTTGACTACGATAGCTGATAAACGCAGCTTGATTAACTAGGTAAGGATTCGACATTTGTGGATTACCAACATCACCAATCGAAGTCCAGTCAGTGGCATTGAGGATTGAAACTGCTTGATTTTTACAATCGATTTTCGCTTGAGCTTCAACAGTACTTGGCCATAGGGCGTCTAATTCTTCTTGTGTTGGTTTTGGCGTGTCAGAAAACCATTCTAACCCATCATAAGAGTCGCCACTCAATGACCATTGTTTGTCAATGTAATTTGTAGTCAAAATTAAAGAATAATCAATCATGCTGCAATCTCCATAACTGTAATTGAAGAAGCTAAACGAGGATCAAAGTTGGCAGTGTCTCTATCACCAACTGACCTGTTTATATATGAAGTTGCACCGCCATTATTACGTATTTGTACTTTATAAGTTGTAGCTGAAGTAGTCGCTGGAGAATCTAAGTATTGACCACAACCTAAGTAAAAACCATATATGTTTGCGGGAGCACCTGAGTTTGTATCCTGTGATCTAGAACCTGCTGCATCACCAACAAAAATAGCAGTGGAGTTCCTTACTAAACGAAGGAAAGTTCCAGCAAGAGCTGGGTCTGATGCAGTTTGTGCTGTATACATTACGAGAATTTTGCTAGTGGAAAATTTGGGTGTTATAGAAACTGTAAGACCAGTAACATCAACATAAGAAATGCTAGATGTTGTAAATGTACTCGTCAATGCTGCAGAAACGACTTGTAATAATGTTCCAGCACTCGCTTGAATCGTACTGTTCGGGAATGTGACGCCATTGGTTCCGTCAATAATCATTGTCATAGTTATTTAACTCCAAACAGGTGTTGGTTCAGTCCCGAACACAGGGTTCGCTACTGGATTGCGGACTAAATTTCTAAGGTTTAGTCTGTAAAATACAAAATCAGCTTGGTTAGCAAGACCGACATCAGGAAGCACCGCCCAATCTGTTGCAGCGAGGAGTGCAATGGCTTGAGACCTGCAAGCTAATTTATCAGCTTCAGCTTGAACTGCAGCTGAATCATAATTAACAACATTATCGTTTGCGTCGTATCCAACTTCAGCAATTGTTTTAACAATTTGAGGGTATAACTTATAAAGTGCAATATTAAATTCACTAGAATTAAAATCAATCATGCTGCTATCTCCAATAAAGTCATTGAGGACTGTGCCCCATTAAACTGAAAACGAATTCCAGCGTTGGCGCTATTATTTGTAAAATAACCTTGAGTCTTATAGGTTAAAGAACTTGTTGTTGCAGGACTGTCTAGATATTGAACAAAAAGTTGCTGTTGGCTGTCTTGATAACCATTGTTTCCAGTTGCAAATTGCGTGAACATAGCCTCACCATAGGTAGTTAAAAAAGTACTACCTCTATAAATTTGTACCAAACCCTGTTGCCCTTGACTATTTTGAATATAAATTTGCATATTTTGAGAGACTAACACCAAAATTTTACTCGTTGCAGAAGTTGGTGTGATAGTTGCAGTAAGGAGAGTATCAATTGCTGTATTTACAGAAGTTGTTGATGTGCTTGTTGTTACAGTATTTTGAACAACTTGTAAAACAGTACCAGCTGTTTTGTTTGTGACAATGGTCGCAGTCGCATCTGGCAAAGTCAAAATCTGATTGCTATTCGTGTTTGGCGCAAGAATCGTTACTGATCCTGTCCCAGTTGCACCGCCTTGTAAAATTGCTGAACTCATTTTTTATCCTTTTATAAAACGACCCAACGATTTCCGCTGGCGACTGTTACTGTTTGTCCTGAAGCTACACTAACTGGTCCAACAGACATCGCATTCGTACCACTCGCAATACTGTAACTTGCTGAAACTGTTGCATTATTCAATACCAATCCGTTTGTTGCATTTAACTCATAGGCTTGCAATTCACCAGTGCTTGGTTTATACAAATACTTGGCATTCGAAGTATAAACTGTTGTTGGGTTTCCAGAAGTCGCAGCTGCGAAAATTGGGTATTCGAAAGATGCTGTTGAAGTGTCATTGCTAAGAGCTGCACCGCCACCAATCGTCCCCCAAACTGTTCCGTTGTATCCTTCGAATTGGAAAGAAGAGTTGTTAAATCGCAACATACCAGCAGCTCCAGCTGGCTGTTGACCTGTGCTACCGACTGGGAGTTGAATTGCGTCAGTGCCGATGAATGCAGCGGTAACAGCAGGAGTCGCAGTGTTCACACCGAGTCGATTATTCGAGCTGTCCCAGAATAAATTAGCAGAGTTACCGAATGCGCTAGTTCCAGCTCCATAAGGAATACGACCAGCAGTTAATGATGTAAGACCAGTTCCACCATTGGAAACGACCAAAGTACCAGCAACTGTAACTGCACCGCTAGTGGCTGTCGAAGGTGTTAAACCAGTGCTTCCAAAGGTAATTGTCGTTACAGGAGCAACAGTCGCATTGCTAGCAAGCAGCTTAACAACACCTGAATTGTCTTTGTAATAAAGTTTTCCATCAGTGATGTTAATCGCTAATTCACCATCCGCAAGGTTGGTGTTTACAGGGACTGCAGCAGCAGTCGTACTGTAATAAAGTTTTATCGGGGTGTAGCCTGTAGCTGCCATTTAGAATGTTCCTCCAGAGATTCCACCAGTAATTGCGTTAGTGGAAGAATTATAAGTCAATCCAGTGTTTGTCAAAACAGGTAAATTACCAGTCGTGGCGGTCACAAATGCTAAATAGTTCGTAGTTGCTGAACCAGTGGTCACAGTCACGTTTGCTGCATTGGTTGCATTCGTGACGGCAGTCGAACCAATTACTGCAACAACTTGAGCAGCACTTGCAGCGGTAAATGCACTTGTTCCGTTTCCGTAAGCAAGACCTGTTAGCGTTGTTACACCAGTACCACCATTGCTCACGACCAAGGTTCCAGCGACTGTTACTGCACCTGTAGTCGCAGTGTTGGGTGTTAAACCAGTCGTACCAAAAGTGATCGAAGTAACACCAGTGGCAGGAGCAGCTGTCCAAACTGCAGTCGTGCCGTTAGAAGTGAGCAAGTAACCATTCGCACCAATGCCTAGACGAGTTGCGCTATTTACTCCATTACCAATGATCAAATCACCAGCAGTGGTAATCGGTGAAAGTGCATTAAATGCAGCGGAAGCTGTAGTTTGACCAGTACCACCATTAGCAATTGGTAAAGTGCCTGTTACACCAGTAGTTAGTGGTAGCCCTGTAGCATTCGTGAGCACGACGGAACTTGGTGTTCCGAGTGCTGGTGTAACTAAAGTTGGACTTGTTGAAAGAACAATTCCACCAGAGCCTGTTACATTTTGCCCCAGAGCGGTCTGAACACCTGTCCCAAAGGCAGTAATTCCAGTACCACCAGCGGTAATAGGCAAAGTCCCAGAAGTAAGAGCGGATGTAGAAGTAGCATATAAAGCACCCCCAGAAGTGAATGATGAAAGTCCAGTACCACCGACTGTTGTAGCCAAAATACCCGAAGTAACTTGGTTTGCATTGATTGCTATCGAAGTGTTACTTGCGCTAGTAATTTGACCTTGCGCATTTACCGCAATAGTCGGAACAGAAGACGCAGTTCCGTAAGAACCATTCGTAACACCAGTGTTAGTGATGCTAAAAGTAGTACCTGTTAGGGTTAAACCTGTTCCCGCAGAATAAACTTGTGAATTGCTAAACTCAGCAAAAGTAATCGGAGTGGTCGTAAAGTTAATTACACCAACAGTCGTAACAACGAAAGACGAACCCTTATTAACTGTGCCGTTTTGGACAAAGAAATAATCATTCTGACTAAGTTGATTAACTCCTGAACCATACGTATTCGTGTCAGTAGAACGAGTTAAAACTGTTCCGCCAGTCGCCCAAGTATAAATACCATTATATGCTTGATTGACTTCGTTTTTAACTAAAATGCGGTTTGTGTTTAAAAGTGTGTATCCGTCTAATATCAATAAAGGGACAGAAAGCGTTATTGTTGCACCGACACCTTCTGGTCCAGGAGCGTTGTAAGTTACAGTTCCACCTGTCTGTGCAGCTAAACTCTGAGTTGTTGCTGCTTGAACAGGTGCGTGAAAAGCCAAACCTGTCGAAACTAAATTGTCAACGTATTGTTTTGTAGCAGCTTGTAAGTCAGCAACAGGATCTTGCGTAAGTGTTACAGAAACCAACCCAGCGAGCGTAGTTGAAGTTCCACCAAGACTTATAGCAGTGGAACCTATCGTCAATGAACTGTTGGTAAGCGCAGAATTGGGGATATTCGTAAATGTATTTGAAGAGCCAGACATTGATTTGTTCGTCAAAGTCTGCGAACCTGTTAAAGTAGCAACAGTGCTATCAATAGCAATTGTGACAGGAGAAGACCCGTTATAGCTCGTTCCTGTCAAGCCCGTGCCTATGGTCAAAGCATTTGTAGCTGTGGCGGTAACAGTAATACTTCCACCCAAACTCACGCTTGATCCGTTAATCGTGATCGAGCTATTTGTTAATGAACTATTACCAATGTTCGTTAAAGTATTGTTTGAACCGCTGATCGTTTTATTCGTTAAAGTCTGCGTGCCAGTTAGCGTTACGACAGTGCTATCGATGGTGATCGTTACAGGAGAAGATCCATTGAAACTTCCACCTAAAAGACCAGTGCCGATCGTCAAAGTGCTTGTTGTACTAGCTGTAATCGTCCCACTAGCACCTAAAGCGACTGTAACTCCGTTGTAAGTAACAGAGCTATTTGCCAATTGCGCATTTGAGATAGTTCCGCTAAGGTCAGTCGTAGGGATTGTTGCACTGGCAGTCATGGCTGCAGTGCCATTACCTTTCACATAACCTGTTAGCGTTGCAGCTCCAGTACCACCATTTGAAACAACTAAAATTCCACCTAATGTAATAGCACCAGTGGTCGCAATATTCGGAGTTAAACCTGTTGTTCCACCATTAAAACTTGTAACACCACCAGCAGTTGAAAACTGACTCCAACCAACATCTGTATAACCTTCAAAAACATTAGATTGGGTGTTGTAGCGAATCATACCACTAGTTGGTGAACCAGTACGGTCAGATGTTGCACCTTTAGGAAGTGTGACAGCTGACAATCCTGGAAGAACAGGATTATTAGCTAAACCAACAGTCGGGGTCGTTGTTCCATTGATTACAGAAGTTTGGTTTACGACATTGAATACTTCCGTAACTGTTCCGTCACCTGTACCGATCGTAGCCCAAGAACCACCTTCATAAAACTCGAAACGAGAATTAGTTGTGTTGTAACGCATTTGACCATTGGTCGGAACAGCTGCTCTTTGACCAGTCGTGCCAGAAGGCACAACCATACCAGCGACCCCAGGAATCGTTGGGTTATCCGCAATGCTAAAGGTTGGATTGCTTCCTCCGTTCGGATTTGCAATACTGATCTGGTTTGTAGATCCTGTCAGCGTGACATTCTGGAAATATGAACCACCAACCAAACTAACCATGCCATTGCCAGTTAACGTAGCAATTGACAAAGCAAGATTAGTTAGTGAAAGTGTAGGGTTTCCATTAATACCGTCGCCATTTGCAACGCTTAAACCAGCTGTACCGACTGCGATCGAGCGATTAACTACCGTATTCACTGCCGACTTAACGATAATGCCTGTAGCAGCGTTTTCGAGGCTTGCAGAAGTACCATTCAAGAACAGGCTAAACAATCCCTGTGCACCAGCATCGGAAGTGCCAATGCCAAGACCACCACCGATGAAACGTGAATTCGGCAGTGTTGATTCTTGAGTGATCGTTAAAAAGGTTTGAGTCTGACTTGGGCTGTTAGTAATTGCACTAACAGTCGTTTGCACAGTCTGTCCATTTTGAACAATCGGAACCAGCTCAGCACCGCTAATTGGATCTGGTGCTGTTGGAAGCTGTGAAATTCGAATATTTGCCATGTTAATTTCTTTTAAGGGCTAAGATTATCGAGATTTCCGTCGATATCATCTTCGGAAGTTTCAGGAGCAATACCCCATTCACCAGGAGTCCCAGTGAGGTCGAATGGTGTTGGTTCATTCGCAATATTCGGATCGGTAGTAATTGCATCATGCTGCTCAGCGACATTAGCGTCTGGGCGAGGAAAACGAATACTAATTCTTTCAGATTGCCGAGCAGGTAAACGATAAGGGTCAAAGTTATCAGAACAACCATTGCCACAAACTCGGATTCCTGGAATGTTTCCGTCTGGTCGAATATCGGAATAAGCACGTTTCATCTTGCATCTGTCGCAGATGGCAATCGATAAAACAGTATTCCCGAGAGTATCTAACCAAACTGGCATTCTTACCTCGTGTAATAACTAATGTTTGGAGCATAGTAGATCGGGGAGCGATCTCGTTCTTCTTGCTCTGCTTGGAACCAATACTTTTCTGCTTGCTGTTCACAATAGGTAATACGACCTGCTTCGACTCCAGGAAGTTCCATTGCCATTTGATGCGCAAGCATATTTTGAATTGCCAAATACCAGCGTTGTGGTATTTCAATTTCTCCACTAAGTTCACCAACATCTTGAACTTGACGACTTACCCAAAGTTCGAGTTGAGGTTGGATGGAGTTAGGAACTGGCCACAATTCCATGTTTGGTTGCGGAATTGTTCTGTTAAACCAATACTGTAATGGGCGCAAAGCCTGAAAATTTCTATTCGGCAGGCTTGAATAATCATCACGATTCATACGAGCCATATTAATTGCCAACGGCATTGTTCCAAAAACGACCTGACGGAAACCCATATTCACGCCAGCAGATTGTTTAACTCGCCAAAATGGCTGAGTGTCTGAAGTCGGCATATCGTAGTAAATCCACTCACCAGCGACCCAAGTTGTTGGACCAGGAGCTACGATGGTTGTCCATGTAGATCCGTCTGAAGAAGCTTGAATTTCCATTGTTACAGAGCCACTAACAGCTGGTAAAATACCAACAGTAGCAATGTATACAGCGTTTCCAGAGCCATTGTTAATGCCAATGTAGCCTGTATTTGTCGTTAGCAAACAAGTTGCATCGCCAGTGCCGTTAAATGCATTCGCAGTGTTACCAGAAGAACTATAAGCACCTGTAGTTACAGGAGTGACAGTGCGGTAATTGGCATTAAGCACATCAACAGTGCCAACAGGCAAGTAATAAAACTGTTTATCAGGAATCAAACCGACGATAACTTTGTTAATGCACCAGTATTGAATACCGATATTTACCAAGTTTGAAAGAACATAGTATAAAGATTGTTTAGACGCAGCGACTTGCTCGTTGGTTAATTCCTCAGCGAGTTTGCCTGCACGTCTTGCTCCAGAATCAATTAGATTCTGAACTGTAACGACTGTTTGACCGACTGTTCCGCTAGTACTCATTTCACCATCCTGGGCAGTTCCATCGTTTCAGAGATGCTTTAGCTCTTGGTGCATCTCCTGTTGATTTCTTAACAACACCGCTCATTCTAGCGCAGAATGACTTTTTACGACCTTCGTCTTTTTTAGTTTTTGGGTTTGGGGCTGGCGCTTGTAAGTGACTTCCCGTCGCTCTGTTCGCTTTTTCTCTGCCTTTGGCAGTTAGCCCTGCACCTTGTTCGGTAGAAAGTTTTTCTCCTCTACCGACACTTAATGATACTCCACCGCCAGACTTCTTAGCGGTTTTTGCAGCGTCGATAAACGCTTGTTTAGTTGGCGCACCTTTGCTACCGACTTTACGCATACGCTCGCCAGAGCCATGTGCAATTCGTTCTTGCTTAGCGTGGATGTTTGCGTACAATCCACCGCCATCTTTTTTAGGAGCAGCACGTTTAGTTGCGTAAGCAATTGCCACTGCTTGTTTTTGAGGCTTTCCAGCCCTTAATTCAGCAGCGACATTCTTACCAAACGCTTCCTTGGATTTGCTTTTGATCAATGGCATGATTAGCCACAAAAAATCGTTATAGCTGCACTTGTTGGAAGTGTTACGTGAATATCAGTTGTAAAACGGATACCATTTCCTGGAAGCAAGGTTGCTATAATTGCAGTGTTAGTTGTTATGTCTAGCTCCATAATTAAAGTTCCTGAAGCACCACCATCACGGAATAAAATGGAACCAGCTGTGCCTCCTGGCTTCACTTGATAACCACCTACATTAGTTGCGCCAGAATAAGCAGTGCCAGTCGCATTTAAATGAACTGCAAATACATTAGTTAATGTACTCATAAAATCTCCGAATTAATAATTGGCGAGGTGTTACCCTCGCCAATCAATTTAGCACTTCTGCATTTTCTTCATAGCGGTAAAGCCACCAGTACTCTTGCAAGTCATAGCAACGTGACCACCAGATTTAAACTTCGAACCTTCAATACCACCAGTGCCACCTTTTACAGGTTTAACATTGGATGCATCGTTGATTTTAGTTTCGTACTTACGAGCAATGGCCATTCCTTTAGCAGCGATAGAACCGCCTTTTTTGAATCCAGCAGGACGACCACCAGCAGAAGTATTAGAAACCTTACCAGTCTTACCTTTAACAGTTGGCATTGGATTGCCAGTGTTGGTTGTGGTCATATACTTCTTAGCAATAGCCATACCTTTTGCAGCGATTGCACCACCTCTTTTGTATTTAGAAAGTTCAATATTGCCAGTGGTTTTCTTTCTGTCAATACGAGTAGCTTCTAATCCACCTTCTAATCCACCAACTACATTTGGACCAGCTTTTGGAGCCATGCCGCCTTTTTTGAGACCTTTATGAGCTTTGCTAGCTTTCATTCCTTCGTGACGCTTTAGTTCGCCTTTTACACGACCAATTTCTTCGTGCTCATTGCGCTCTTCACGACGATCTTCAGCCATTTCAGCTTTAACACGACGGAGTTCAGCTTTTTCGTTTCCAATATGACCACCGCTTTTACGCATTGGCATACCAGCACGAGCTAAAGGAGAAACACCACGTGGCATAACAGCTTGACGAACTGCAGGCATACGACGACCCATAGCAGCTGGAGCTGCCATAGCCATCGGTGAACCGCCATCCATCATCTTTTTAACTTTACCACCTTTTTTGAGTTTTAACTCAACAGATGGCTCAGTTGTTTCCATTTTTGGCATTGGTTTAAATTGTCCCATTTTGCTCTCCTATTAAGCTTGGGTTACGCCAAGTGCACCTTGACGGGTAGCATTTGGACCAACAGCGATTGCAGGTAGCAAGATTGAAACAACAAGTCTGTTAATGCCGTCACAAGCACTTGATGGATCGATTGTTCCACGTACGTCGCCAGTTGCAGCGGTTGCAGTTGCGGTGTCTGCAATAACAACAGCAGCAGCATCTTCACCTAAAGTGTTAGCCCAACCAACATGAGAAACATAACCCTTATTGATGAAGCGCACTGGGCATCCGAGAACATCAGTCGTGCCCGCAGTTACGGCAGTAGTTGTCGCACCTGCAACAGCGATAGAACTGATCTGGTAGAATGCTTTTTTACCAGCAACAGTATTCGCAGGAGAGCTGGTGATTGTTTCAGTCATTGGCTGACCATAATAGTCGTAACCATTAACAGTGAACACAACAGCAGCACCCGCAGTTATTTGAGAGATGCTAACACCACGAGGAACATCAAGTTGTAACACTGTGCCGTTATTAGTAACAACAGAAGTAACACCTGCACCAGCGGTTAAAGTCAAATTACCTGCAGCTGCAGGAGTTTGACTTGCAGCGATTACAGCAGCGCCAGAAGCTTGAGGAATTGTATCCCAAACAAAAATACGACCCAAAGGACCAACACCTAAAGACATTGGAGCAGGATCACCTAGCAGCGCATTGCCGTTAGCATACATTGTAACACCAGGACTGGTAGAAACAGTTTGTGAATTGTTGATTGTATAAGTACCAGTGCCACCAGAACCACTAACGAAAGCAGTGATGTAAGTGCCATTGGTTACAGCAGTTGCACTATCAATGTATTGACCGACGAGCAAAGAATCGCCAGAAAGCATTGCAGTAACAGTTAGAGTTGTACCAGAGATATAACCCTTGAAAGTGGCGCTGGCATTTGCATTGCCAATTCCCATGTAAGTCTGTGCTGGACCTAAGAATAGGTCATCTGAATATTGAGGCATTGTCTTCTCCTTGAAAAGCTTGACAAATTAAATTGAAAATTGGGAATCAGACTTTTTATCTGATTCCCATTTGCTACATTAAACTCCAGGAGTTCCGTACATGGAACGCCAGTCAGTCCAACCCACCTGATAACGCTCGGTTGCTTTGTAACGCATGGAGTCGGTTTCGAAATCGCCTTCCATGGTTTTCTCAAGCGCACGACGCATCAAGAGTTTCATACCTTCTGGAGCATCTGTCTGTACCCACCAGTTAGTCGCAGAAGTCAAACGAGAGATTACTGATGCACCTTCAGGCATTAGACCAATTGATTTGATTGGGTTAATGTCGTTGTTTGCAGTACCAGTACGCAATACAGACTTCAACAACACTTCAGCTTGGAATACGTTTCCAGGAGCAACAACCAATTTCAATGGTTGTAAGCGGATCTTCTTGCCGTTGTTGTCAACAGCTTGACGAACCTGAATGAGCATCTGCTCAAGTGAAGTTTGTGACAAGTTAGCTGCAGTAGTAAGCAAGTTGCTTGCAGTGCCGCTAACGATTGGGTGAGCAGAGGAGTTCAATTGAACACCATCGCCACCAGCGTATGAAGAGTTAAATGCACGATTCAATACGTTAGCGCATAACAATTCTTTGGTTTCCACCAAAGATTGAGCTAAGTGCTTCGCATACACTTGACCAATACGGATGTGGTCGCCGTCTTCAACCAAAACTTTGGTCAAAGCGAACGCCAAACCGAATACTTGGTAAACGTAGCGTTGTAAGAATAGAACACCACCTTGTTGATAGGTTACAGGTGAGCCATCAGGTAACTGAGGAGCGGCACCGAAACCATACAATACAGGTTCTTCATGGTAGTTGCGTGGAATACCAGCTTGTTCACGGAATACAGTGGACCATTCGTCTGCACGTTGGTCATATACACCATCAAAAGCTTCATTTAGGATCGGTTCTACAATTGAACGGAAATCCGTACTTCTCATTGGAGCAGCCATGTTCTAGTCTCCTTAAGCGATGGCAGCAACGTTAGCAGTAAACTGCTGTTGCGAGATTTGAACACGTACGATCACATAAGGATCGCCCCAGTTGTTATCTGGATACGGAGCGATATTAATAACACGGAGTGTGTTATTGCCGCTTGTTGTACCAGAACTTGACATCGTCGCAGCAGATAAACCAGTAGTGGTCGAACCTGCATACGGATTCGTGATGTCAAATTGGCTACCGATAGAAGTCTGTGCCAATGTGCCGTCAGATTGAATCTCATAAACGATTTGCTGATCTTGGTAGAAATAAGCAA